TCGCGACACCGATCGCATCGAACGCCGCCACGCTGGGTGCCGCGCCCGCGCCGGCCAGGTTGCCGTGGCTGGCGTGGAAGAGCGGGTTCCCGTCATTCATGTTCGGGTTGCTGTTGATCAGCGCGTAGACGTCGATCTCGATCGTCAGCTTGGCCGCCCGACCAAGGTCCACCGCCAGACCCGAAAACACGTCCATGTCATCGTTCACGATGGCCTGACGCGACAGGTTGATGATGTTGCCCTTGGTGGTCGCACGAATGCGCTCACGAGCCAGATCCGGGATCGGCTTGTTCTTGAACTCGCCGGCTTCGTTCACGTTGTCGAGCGCGCCGAAGCTGCCGCGCAGGTAACGGGTGTGATCGCGGAAGTCGGTCACAGTGCCGGTGCCGCAGAAGCGGGTCCAGGTATCCGGAGTGGTGGCGTAGGCCGCCTGCAGGGTCCGGTGGACGGCGGTTTCGAACAGGACCGGAAAGTCGCTGGTCGTCTGCGTGATCGCCGAGCGCACGGTCATGGCGTCGCGGACGATGAGGTCCGGATCGCGAGCCGACACGTTGACGCCGGCCATCTGCAGGGCTTCGCGGGCCAGGTCGACGTTGCGGACGCCCCGGAACTCGCCCGGATCGACCTTCACGGTCTCTCCGCGAAGCTTCGCAGCCGCCTCCACCAGCGGAGCGACACCGGCCTTAACCAGCAGCCAGTTGGTGGCGCCCTCGCGGAACTTGTCGCGAGCGTCCTGGGTCACGCGAGCCGGGCTGTTGTGACCGATGTTGGCCGCGTCGCCCTGCTCAGCGAGCTTATCGAGCACCTTCTCGCGGGCTTGCTCCACAGTCGTGCTGTTGCTGACCAGCTCGTCGCCGAAGGCGGCGTCCAGCCCATGCTTGGAGACCAAGCTGCGAATGGTCGAGACGCGGGTGCGCTCGGCTGCGACGGCGGTGTCGATCTTGTTCTGCACTTCCTCGGGCTTGATGCCCTGCGGCTGCACATTGTTGTCCGAGGCCGGCTGATCGCCGCCGCCCGGCTGGTTACCCTTCGGGTCCATGGTAGAGTCCTTCTGCTGGGTGGGAGCGGCGGGGGCCGTCCGGTTGCTGCCCATCATCGCCACTGCGGTAATGAGGGGGCTATCGGGGGCCTTGCGGAACCCGAATGGCTGCACGTTGATCGCGGCCTGCACGGTGGCGGCCTCGCTGATCGACGTGACGAAGTTCTGGTCGAGTGCCTGCTGCGCCGTCATCCATGTTTCGGCGTCGAGCAGGGGAACCAGCGCTTCGGCGGGCAGACCGGTGCGGGTGGAGTAGATGCCGACGAGCTGGTCGCGGATGCGATCGAGCTTGTCGGCGGCGTTGCGCAGTTCATTGGCGTCACCGCAGGCGCAATCCCACGGGTTGTGGATCATCATCAGGGCATTGTCGGCCATGATGATCTCGTCGCCGGCCATGGCCAGCACGGAGGCCATCGAAGCCGCCAGCCCATCGATGTGGCAGGTTACCTTGCGGCCCTTCTTCTTCTCGCGGACAACCGCATTGAAGATCGCGAGCCCTTCCATGACGTAACCGCCAGGGCTGTTGATGCGAAGATCGAGGTTGTCGTCGCCATCCGAGATGCGCGGGACAAGCGTGTTGGCGTCGAGACCGTCGAAGCTGTCTCCGACGATCCCGTAGATCAGGATTTCAGTCATGTTAGGGCTCCTTCGGCCAGCGGGCTATCGCGTGGTCGATCAGAGGATTGAGACGAACCTCAAATCGCGCCGCAGAAGCTACGGAGTCGGGGTGCACGCCACCCTCGGGCTCAACGAAAATCAGTCCACATCCCGGCGCACCGGCCCGCCGTGATCGGGTGTGAACATCGATTGAGACGCTATGACGGTTGACGACCTTGGCCGCGAAATCGGCATCAACGCCATAGTGGGTCGTCAGTACGTCCATAACTATTAGGCGAACTGCATCGGCCAAGTCGGCGAGCCTGCGATGTGCAGCATCACTCTTGTGACCAATCTCAAGTTCGTGCCGGCACATCCACCTTATGAGTGTTGCAGGAGCAATATTTGCCACGGCGCAAGCGACGCTTAGACGAAACTGACCTGTCATGGCCTCTCCCGCTCCGCGCGAGCCTTCACTGCGTCCGTGAGGTTGGTGGAGTTGCCGACGGAAGTGACCTTGCGCGGGTCGCAGTCGGTCACGATGCCAAGCTCGTCCAATTTCGCCATATCGGCCGCGAACTCGGCCATGAACGTATCCGGATCCTCGCCCCGCTCGCGAGCCAGACCCGAGATGGTCGCCTGCATGGAGCGCACGGCTTCCTTGTTGGCGGCAATCTCCGTGGCCGGATCAAGCATTTTCACCGGCGGAGGCGTCCAGCGGAGGGTCACCCCCTCAACGTTCTTGCCAACCATTTCGAAAGCTTCGAGCAGCCACTGCTCAACCGCACCGCAGAACTGCGGAATGAACATGAGCCACTGCCAAGCAGCGGTCGTGTCACGGTATTCCAGTCGACCCAACCGCCCGGAAATGAAGCTCACTCCGGACAAATCGCCGGTTAGGACTTCGTAAGGCACTCCAAGGCCGACCGAGACGGCGCGCAGCGACACCTTGGAGTAGTCGGCATAGCCTTCGACGCTGGGTGGGTTGGAGAAAGTGACCTCGTCACCGGGTCGACCGTAGGCATAAGTGCCCGGCTCAACGTAATCGAGCCGTTCCACCTCTTCACCCTCGGCAACGGCGGGTTCGTCACCCTCTTCCAATGGGCTTGGAACACCGCCGCCCGTGTCCTCGGCCTTGATGAAGCCAACAAAAGCGGATGCGATCTTCTGTCGAACGAGTTGTGCGTCTTCGTAGTCGGCGAAGTCCCGCATGCGCAGGATGACGGGTGCAAACCAGGTTGCTCCGTGCTCCTGTTCAGGACGATCGGCGCGGAAGACGTGCGCCACTTCGCTAGCGGGCACGAAAGTGGAGCCGAGCCGGTCCACTCGGGTGCTGCCGGGGTGCCCGTTGTAGAGCCAGTATCCCTCACGCCGTCCGACAGGGCTGAACTGCACCCCGTTGACCAGGAAGCCGCCGTTCACACCTGGTGCGGACGACAGCGGACCATGCTTCGAAGGGTCGATGTAGTCGGTCTCCAGCACCTGGAGCTGGAACGGCAACGGCAGGCGGTCCGAAGCCCGGCGCCACCGTCGGCGCAGCACAACCGCCCCGCTCTCAACAATCGCGCCGGCCGCCTGGAGCTGAAGGCCGTAGAGGTCGAGCCGGCCGCCAGCGTCGCAACTGCGGGTGTCGAGGTGCTTCCGGGCAAGCTTGTTCAGCTCATCGTCGATCTTGCCATCGCGGTAGACCTGAAAGGTGATGCCGGTGCCGACGATCGCTTCGGCGATCTTGGCCTTGCCCCTGGCAGCGAAGGGATTGTTGCGCACCAGGTCGCGGGCGATGCCGCGGAGAAGCGCCTGCGTCTCCGGCGTAAGCTCGCCGTTGGCATCCAACCGAGTACGACGCCAGCCGGCCGCGCGCTTGCCCTGCGTCGCGCCGTCGTAAGCTGCGCGCGGGCGACCCGCGACAGATCGCGCCGCCGGTTTGGGCTCTTCGCGACCCCACAGCCGATCCCACAGGGAGCGCTTCGCCACCTACAGGCCGCTTCGATAGTACGGCGCGAAGCGACGGCGCACCGTCCCCCCAACCGCCTGCTGCTGCATCTGAAGCTGGGCCTGGATCACCTTTTCGGCCGCCAGCAGCTGATCAAGGCCTTGATATTCGGTCGAGCGGCCATCCGCGAAGGTCACGCGGCGGACGCCCGACGAGATTGCGGCCCGCACCTTGGCGAGATCGGCTTCGGTGTATGTTGCCATGCCTATCCTCGCCCCCCACCGCCGCCGGAGGGGGGTGGTCCTAGGTTGCCTTTGCCCGGACGGGGTTGCCAACCGCCCCGATGAGCACCCGAGGAGGGTGCAAGGATCAGCGCGCTGGTTATGATCGCGAGAGCAATCAATTCCATGCCTACCTCCCTCGGCTTGTGAATGGGTTCGCCCGCCGCTGTCTTTCCGGCTGGGCTGGCTTCGCTTGCGGAGCCGTCGTCTCTTGGTTGGGCGGTGGCCGGCGCTCATGACGTCGCTTGATCGGCACGGTGCCCAGCAGCTTGCCCCACTGCGGCTTCGTCCACCGATCTACACCGAGGGCGATTGCGAGCGCGCGGGCATAGATCGCGTTGTCTAAGGCCTCGTTGCGCGGCCTCGTCTGTTCCCATTCGGCCCGAACGCGACCGTTTCGCAGGTTCTTGTTCACCAGCTGCTCGGCGACGAGCTGCTTGACCCACTCATCGGTCGTGCCGTCCGGCAGGTAGACGTAGCCCTCGGGGTACTCTTCGCCGTCGACCGGCTTCTCAAGCTGCAGCGCGCCGTACAGTTCCAGCTTCAGCATGGAGGTGCCGACCGTCCACAGCCTGACACCCTTCTTGATCTTGCGCCCGTTAAAGGTGAGGTCCTGCCAGGTGGGTCCAGCGATAGCCTGGCCAACGCCAACCGCATGCCGGCCCTTGATCGCCATCACGAAGCCCGGATTGCGCCGCGCCCAGGCGTAGACGAACATGGTGTTCACGCCGTCGCCAGAGTCGATCGCCACCCGCGCCAGCCGCAAGCGGCGTCCGTCCGCCGTCTTCCAGTCCCGCGCGACTTCCTTGTCGAGCTTTCGCCATGTCTCGGGCTCGGCCACCGACCCGTCGACCTCGATATGCTCCACGAAGGCGCGCCGCCGACCGCGGCCGAATGCCCAGACGTCCATCTCAAGACGGGCGCCGCCGCCGCGCTGCACGTCAACGGAGGCGATCAGGACGCCAGCCCATGCCGGCGGCGTGCCGAGAGCCATTCCCTTCTCCCGGCGATCGTAGAGGCGCTGCCACTCCGGAGCTTCGCCCTTTTCCTTCCATGCCAAGCCGAGGACCTGGTTCACGAAGGTGCGGAGCAGGTTGGGGTCCTTGCGGACCTCCATGAACTCGCGGGCGATCTCCAGCCAAGCCGCTCCGGCGTGCTGACTATACGCAGCCCAGATATGAAAGGACCGATGCCTCGGGAACGCGGAGGGATTGTGAGCCCGCCACTCGCCGTTCTCGTCCATCCAAGGCTTGTGCGACTCCTCGATGTCGCAGCCATTCTCGCACCGGTACCAGGCCCGGCTCGGGTTCTCCTTCGGCTCCCATCGGATGCCGGCGCCGGTGCCGTCCCCGAACACCAGCGCCTGCATATGCCCGCATTCCGGGCAGGGAACGTATCGGTACTCCTGGCTCCCCTGCTCGAAGAGCTTGTCGATCCGGCTGAAGCCCTCGACCTTCGGTGTCGAGCCGGCGGCGCTGAAGCGTCGTGGCGAAGTCAGGTTGCGCTTGAACGCCAGCCGGGCAGGGTCGCCCTCTTCCTTGGCTGCCCACGGGTACCCGTCCGGCTCTTCGAGCAGGACACTGTCGGCAGTGACGCGGCGGAACTCTTTCGGGCTGTTGGCGCCTTTGACCTGGATCCAGCCGCCCTTAAAGCGCTTTGCTCGGATTTGGTTGTCGCGGTGCCGCGGCTTGAAGGTGGCGACCGCTCGAACCGCCGGCCATTGCAAGACCGGCTCCAGATCATCCTTGCTGTAGTTCTCGGCGTCGTCGATCGTCGGCTGGTAGATCAGCAGCCGGCGTGGGTCGGAGCTGATGCTGTACCCGACGAACCCCTGGACGATGGTGGAGTAACCAATACGGCTGCTCTTCCGAACCGACACCTGCGATGTCTCAGGATCGGTGAAGGCGTCGGCAATCTCGTTCTGGAACGGAAAGGCACGGAAGCGGGTGCCATCGTCCAGCCTGGCGTGCTCGGCCATCCACTCGGAGAGGGGAATGCGGAGTCTCGGCTTGAATGCCGCCAGCCATTCGCGGGCAGCGGCGGCAATCTGCGCACCGGCCGCCCGGACTGCGCTACTCTTCGCCGGAGGCGGGGTCATCGTCCTCATCCACGCCCCCGCCCATTGCCTCCTCAACCCGCGTGACGCTCAGTTCCTCCAGAGCGTCGTTGATGGCCGTCTCGACGCGCCTCATCAGCGCCACGTCGCCTTTGGCGACCAGTGCCGGCACCTGCTGGAGGCGGGACACGGCGAGGGTGATCACTCCGACCACCACCGCCGTCATGTCCGGCAGGGACGCCAGCTCCTTGCGGCGCTCGGCGTTGTCCATCTCCTTGGCGTCCGCCTGCTCTTTGGTTAGCCGGGCGCGCTCCTCATCGAAATCTAAGCCGCCGTCACTGCCGGTTTGTTTGGTCTTGCCGAGCCGGAACGCGACGAAAGCCTCGACGTACTCGTTCGCTGGCTCGCCGGGCCGCGGAAAATCACCAGCCTGCATGCGGTCGCGAACCCAGCTGTCGGACATTCCGACCAGCCAGGCCACGTCGGCGCGGGTGAGCGCTAGATTGTCGATCGACAAATGCCGCCTCCGCTCACCGGGCAAGCTCAGGATTCAGCCGGAAAGCCGTTCAAGGCGGCGGCACTAATGGAGAAACCTGTGCCTAGAGACGAGTTGCGCCTTAGGCCCCA